ACGCCTTGGAGCATCTTGTACATGTTCTCCATCTCTTGACCCATAGCCTGAATCTGCATGTTGGCAGCTTGCAGGGCGGGGTCTTCGTCCTCGTTGGCGTTGATGAGCTTGGGGTCGATGGTGCGGGCCAGGCGAGCAGCCAGATCGTCTGCACCAGGCCAGTCCATGTTCTTGACAAACAGGTCACCAGCCACGCTCCAAAGCTGCGGGTTGCCTTGCAGCAACTGAGCCATGCTCTCCAGCGCTTCTTGACGCTTGGTGGCGTAGCCAGGACCAGTGATGACGCGCACGTCGTACTTGCCGACGGACGGGTTATAAATGCGGTCGATGACCACACCGTTTTGGTCCACGATCTGCTTGACGGGTTCAGGCTGCATCGGGTTCATCTTCACGGTTGAAGACTCACCGTCTTCGCCGATGATGCGAGCGATACGTTCTGTGTCGTAAATCTTGGGGATCAAATCCACCAGTTGACGACCAACATGACGAATAGCGCGGGCAAGATTGTCAACGTAATGGTAGGTGCCCACATCGCCTTCACGCTGACGCGCAAGAATGGCCTTGCCAGAGCGCTCGTTGGACCCCATGCCCAGCGATGCGTTGTACTGGCCGGTGGCCGACTTGATGTCCTCCGAGGCGCCAGCCTTGGCTTGCAGCAGGCCGCTGGAGGCCATAGGAGGCTGCGCACGGCTTGGCAGGGGTAGCACCGCACCCTGACCATCGGTAACGTCTGGGTTGACCTCCAGATACGGCCAGTTGGTCGTGTTGGCGGTCTTCCACTGCTGCTCGTAGCCCTCGAACTGACCGCCGTAGCCGATGAACGGGGCTTTGGGGGCCAAGGCCAGCATCTCAGCTTCCTGAGACACCCAGTAGTTGTACATACGCTGGGCGTCTTTGGCGTTGCGTACCAAGCCGCTGATGTAGATACGGCCATCGACTTCGAACTCGTTGCCGACAACTCGCACCACGGGGATGAATTTACCGGCCCAGTCGCCCGATTCGAGGATTTCGTAGCCGTTGATCTTGCACCACTTGACCTTGCGCATGGTTGATTCACGCTGGCGCAGGGGCTTGCCGAACATCATGCGCATTTGCTTGTCTTCAGGCGTACCGTCAAAGGCGGTTTGGTTGCCCGGATACAGGTTCAGAGTGCGTTTTTCAAAGTCGTAGTAGAAGTATTCAGCGATGCGAATCGTGTTCTCGTTGAGCCACTGGCTGATCGACTGATCGCCCACGCCCAGGCTCATGAGGGTCGAAATAGGCGCTGCATCGGGGTACAGACGCTCGTATTCCTGCTTTGTCAGGTCTTCCGTGATGAAGCACCAACGGGCGTCTGCGCCTGTTGGGTCTTGGATCATGGGGTCCATGTAGACGCTGAAACTGTTGCGGATGCGTCCGATCTTCAGGTCTTGGTCAAAGCTGTCTTCGTCGCAATATTCGGTCAGGATACGGATGTAGCCCTCACCGTAGGACACCTGGTTCTCGCAGGCGGTGTCATAGGCCACGTCAGCGTCGCTGATGTACTCGATATGACGGATCACGCCGTTGTAAATCTCGGCCACTTCCTCTTGCGCCTCGTCGTCCGACGGGATCACCTTGATGCCGGGGCGGTTCATGCGCTGCTCGTTGGTCACCTGATGGACGTGCTGAGGCAGCTTGTTGATTGTGAGGGTGGGGCGAGCGTTGATGGTTTGGCCTTGCACCGCGCCACGGGTTTGCAAAACGTCTGCGGGCCACTGCCAGTGGTTATCGGGCGAGCCAGCGTAGAAACGCAGGTCGTCCAGCTCATCTTCACGGGTTTCGGACATGGCCGACACGGCCATTTGCATCCGGGAACGGGCTTCAGCGAGCAGCTTTTGCTCGCTATTGCCGCCCTTGTCGGGGCCGTTTGCCGCAACATTGGCGGCTGCGGTGATGCCTGTGTAGTCTTTCATTGGTCAAAAACCCCCAAAACGTGAGCATCCCGCATAACGAGCAGGTCCTCACCTTCCCATTTTAAGTCCTGACCGATGGAATCTCCAAATAGTACCTTATCGCCGACTTTGCAGTCCTTGGCGTCAGGGCCAGCTTTGACGACCACGCCAGTGCCGGTTTGCTTCTCGCGCAGCAGGATGAAAAGCTCATGTTTTTCCATGTCTGGTCGCACGATCAGACAGTCTTGAAGGGCTTGTAGGCTCATTTTTTGGATTTCTTTGGGTTTGTTTTCGCAGCTTCCCGTTTTACCGAGTACGCGATGGCAACTGCTTGCTTCACGGGTTTGCCTGCTTTGACCTCGGCAGATACGTTTTTGCGGAAGGCTTTTGGGCTTGTGGACTTCACGAGTGGCATGTCATGCTCCCATCCAAGATGTTGCAATTGACCCGTTTTGTGCGTTGATTCGCCGGGTAGCGGTGCGTTCATTGTACTCCCGATGTGCCACGGGGAACGCAAAGGTCACGGCAATCGCATCGGCCGCATCGGGTGACGCCAGTCCACGGGCTTTCATTTCCTTTTTACCTTCCAAGAATATGGTACCGGCCGAGTTGGGCTTCTTCATCGGCCCGACCAGGTCGGCTTTGAGCAGGCGGTCGTTGGGGATGGACGCTGACTTGAGCCAGTCGCGCATGGCGCCCCACATCTCTGCTCGTTTGTTGCCCCACATGATCGGGTTCTTCGCTTTCCAACCAAAATTCACCCCGCGCACTTTGTACCGCTGCTCGTTGAGTCTGTCAAGGATGCCGTAGCCCAGGCCACCCTCGTCGATCATGGTCATGGCGGGCTTGAACTCCTCGATGGCGTCGATGACGTGGCCGACCACGGTCATGGTGTCGTCGCCTCGGTAACGCTTGACGGCCACGATGTCACGGCCTCGGCGCACGGCGATCACGGTGCTGTCCATGCCGCCCCGGGCCGGGTCCACGCCGATGACCACGGGTGCGGTCATGTCCTTGTAGGCTGGGCGCTTCATGGCGTCGTCAACGATGTGTGGGCTGATGAACTGGTCTGCGCCGCTCTTGGGGAAGTCACCGTAGACCTCGACCCGGGCCTCGTCCGAGTCCTCGCCGTACTCTTCGATGATCTGCTGGTAGATCGACTTGTCGGTGCCCTCGACTGTACGGGCGTCGATCTTCTCGCTCTCCCAGAAGTCCCGCTTGTTGCCATCCACGGCCTCGTAGAAGTACCCGGTGTTGCGCCGTCCGTTGGAGAACGCGAGCCAGTAACGGTCAAGGATGTTCTCGGTAAAGAAGCCCGCAGCCACGGACCAGATCGAGTCTGGGATACCCGACGCTTCATCGAAGATCACCATCATGCCGTCCATGTTGTGGACACCGGCGTAGGCGTCTGGGTTCTCCTCCGACCACAGCTTCCCCTCGGCGCCCCAGTAACGGGTGCCCTTCTTGAGGTCACGCTCGACCAGCTCGGTCAGCCATGCGGCCGGGTTCAGGCTGGTGGCCGTCGGCTCCCACCAGTGGGCGTTGATGCTCATCGTGACCCACTTAGTCAGCTCACCCCATGTCACTTTACGCAACTGGTTCTCGCTGTTAGCCGACACGATGACAGACGAGCCTATCCGGGTGGTCAGCATCCACAGGATCAGCCAGCTCACCAAGGCTGACTTCCCCACACCGCGACCAGAGCTAACCGCCCGGCGCAGGGCCTCGATCAGCTCACCCTCGCTCAGTCGGCCACGGTTGTCCTTGATGAACTGGGTGATCCTGCGCAGTGCTCTCCTCTGCCACGCCCTGGGCGAGCGGAAGTGCTCCAGCGGGGTGTTCTTCTGCCCCCACGGGAACGCGAACAAGACGAACGCCTCTGGGTCGTCCTTGATGGACGGTGACCAGAGCTGGCTCATGAGGAGCTGCTCCTCCTCGGGTGAGTAGCGCATCCGCTGCATTACAGGTCCAGTATGGCCGAAACAACGGCCACGACAACGTAGATCACCAGCACTGCCAGGATTATCTTAATCATCACTGCTCTCCAATCTCGGGGTTACGTCCACCACCTCAGCCTCGATCACCCGCGCTTGGGCTTGGGCCAGCGCCTCAGTGATCGAGATCGTCCCGCCCAGCTCGATCTGCTTGGACTCGCCGTAGCGCTTCTTGTTGTGCGCACCCATGAGCCACTTACGAGTGTCGATCCTCAACTTGTCCCTGTTGACCGTATCGTTCGATGACGGGTCCATCGCACCCACGCCATCGGCAATCTCAAGAATCTCCCCGGCAATGAACTCGGTGCGCATCTCCTGCGCTTCCTTGAATCGCTCATGCCTTTGGGGGTCACGCTTGATCCAGCGCAGGAAGTCCTCATAGGACACCAGGCGATGGTCATCCTCAATGAGGGATTGAAGGGATCGGCCCCGGTAGATGTCTTCGATGACGCGCTCGAAGATTTGCTCATATTCGAGATGACGCAGGGCTTTGGCCTCCGCTGTGGGCTTGGGAGGCTTGGGGTCTGGGCACGACAGCCAGCTTGGCAATTGTGATTCACTGGTGACAACCGTGCCTACGAACGAAGTATTTGCTTGTTCCATAGTGGGTGTGAGTGTACAGCGGATTCGGACTTGTGGGAATACATGAATAACTGAACCCATTGGGTTTTTCATTTGCAAAAATTTTTCACAGGTTCTCTGGGGCCACCGTTACCGGGACCTCCAGGCGCTCGGCCCCACCCCCTCCCCCGGCTGAAAAAGCATCCCCGCACCCAGTGGGTCTGCACCCGCTGCACCCAGTCACCGGCGAATCCATGCACCACTGCACCCGGTAAACCCAGTCACCGGCGAATCCATGCACCACTGCACCCGGTAAACCCAGTGGGTCAGGGACAATCCGGGCGCCCAGTGGGTCAAAAGATGCAATAGAACCCAGTGGGTCAGGGGAAAACCCAGCGGGTAAACGTAAACCCAGTGGGTCATGGGAATTCCCCGGAAAAAAGGGAATTCCCCGGGAAAAGGGTCACCCAGTGGGTCAAAAAAGGGGTTTTGCGGGTCAGTGGTGACAAGTGTCCTTTCGCGCAGGCGAGGCGAAAGAATAGACACTTTTCAAAAAGCACTTATTTTCCGAGAATCCAAAAACCGATAACCAAAACCAAAAGGGCCGTTGTCACCACTTGCACAAAAGGGCGCAAAAGGCTAACCCAGTGGGTCAGGGAAAGTACTTACACAAATAATTGTTGACCCAGTGGGTTTTTTATGTTACAGTGCATGCACCGTAACCCGTAACCCTGTAAGGACTGAAACCATGAACTCTTATGACCGTCACCAATTGACCGCTTGCGAGCTGCAAAGCGAAGCCGCACCCAGTGGGCTAGCTCAATTCTTCGGACTGATCTTTTTTGTCGCTGCCCTGTGGGCCGTGATCCTGTTTTGCTTTTCCCTGTAACCCGTAACCTGTAAGGACTGAAACCATGAAAAACGAAACCACTCAAAACCTGGCCGCGATTGTTGACCGCCTGGGCGTGCTCGCTGCTGCTGCCGCTGAACTCGAGAGCGAGACAAAAGCCCTGAAGGCTGAATTGATCCTGGCGGGCGTGCAATCAATCGAAGGTGAACTTTACCGCGCTGCAGTTTCGCACTGCCCGGGCCGCGAGGTTATCGCCTGGCGCTCGATTGCTGAGCATTTCAAGCCGTCCAGGCAGTTGATTGCCGCGCATACTGAAACCGGTACACCTTATTCCACCGTGCGCGTGAGCGCTCGCAAGGGGGCTTGATCATGATCCTGGCCACAAAACTGAGAAACCGGTTTACCCCCGCGCATACCGTGGCGCTTAAAAATATCCGGATCAATGGCACCGCCCGGGGGTGTAGCGGGTTTATCGCCCTGGGTGACTCAATCGTGTATGTAAACACTGAGCACCTGCCCCGCCTGGGTTACATGTACCGCACCGCTGAGCACCTGAAAGACTATACCGGGGGCGTCAATCGCTGGGCTAAGGACCTGGACAGTCTGGTCCAGGGGATCAATCAACTATTGAAAGGGGGCCAGGTATGAGACCCCAAGACCTGCAAACCCTGGCCCGCGCTGCACTGATCCCGCCCAGGGGTGAGGCCGCTCGATTATTTGACGAGGGCGCCACAATTAATCAAGTGGCCGCTGATCTTGGCCTACACCGCGCAGTGGCCGCATGCTTATGCGCTGCCCCTGCACCCGCCTGGCCCAGGTTTACACCTGAGGCCCTGGCCGCACTGCCTGAGCACCTGAGGCGCCAGGTTATCGCTTCAAACCCTAATCACCGCCAGGAGGCCCAGGCATGAAATACCACTTTGTTCCCGTACCTTCGAACAGTAAAACCGGGCCGATCCCGGTGACATATTCCCAGCGTGAAACCTGTCCCCAGTCCTGTCCTCATTACCGGGCTGACTGCTATGCGGAGGA